ACTGACAAAGCAAATATTATCCTGGCTATTAAAATACAACACTTAAACTTTATAACACGCCTTGCAACATGTGGATAACTCTGTGGATAACTCTGTGGATAACTATGTGTATAACTCTGTGGAAAACTTTTACAATGCCAGGCTATACCCCCCTCCCCTAAAAGTTGGAAGTAGCAATAGTAACAGTGACACCCAAACAAATTTGACAAAAAATAACTTAATACAAGGCTTAAAGAAGTTTAAGGTTGAAAAACGCAAACATCACTAGAAGTGACTACAAACAGCCTAATTGTGGTCAGTGTAAAACGGTAAAGTTTGTGGATATAAAGTTTTTAAGCCACCCTTGCCCCCACATCTGATATACTGTTTCGCGTTGGGGTTGTTTCCCCCGTTTTTCCTTTTTCAACCCCAACACTAAATTAACAAGGGCAAGCATTGTATGGCGTTAACTAAAAAAGACTTAAAAAACCTTCCGAAATCTAACGGCGATCCACGCAGAGAACAAGGTAGACTCTACACAGAGCTGGTGTTCACTGGGTTATCTCGGCGCAAAGCGTTTGAAGAAGTGTTCCCTGAGAAGGTTAAGGCGCTTCAAGTTAAGTATCCAGCAACGGCGTATGCTCGTGAAGCTGCTCGTATGGTGCATCGTATAGAGAGAGGTAGTTTCGTACAAGAGTGTTTCACCATTGCTAACAAAGACTGGTGGACAAAGTTCATCACTAAAAAGCAAGACATCTACGAGAACCTGTACAACACTGCGATGGACACAAACGAGAAGACGGTTGATCGCCTTAACGCCTCTAAGATATTTCTAACCAACGTACCAGACGCACCTAAAGAAGACATCAAGGTGAACGTTGAGGTTAAGGTGGGCTCTGATGACTTCAAGAAGATGCTGGATCAGAAGAAGCGTGAGCTACATGGTGCAGCGAACGGGGACATTATCGAGGCTGAGGTAGAGGTTATTGTTGATGAGTGACTGGACAGCTCGTTCAACCAAGGACATATTCAAGTATCGGAGGTGGGCTAATAAGCATGGCGCTAATGCGATGAACGGGGTGACCAACAAGGCGCACGCTGAGGCAACCATGTTGTTTGGGCAGACTTACTTTAAAGATCACTTTCCATCACTGCACCCAGAGCTGCATAGTGATATGCTTGCGTTGATGTGTTCAGCGTATAAGTTTAAAGCGATCGCTGTACCACGAGGACACTCTAAGTCGACACTAATATCGTTCCTGTTGGCGATGTACCGCATCGTCTTCATGGAGCGTAAGTTTATTGTTATTGTGTCTGAGAGTGAGGACAAGGCTAAAGACTTTGTGATACGTTTGCGTGATGAGCTGGAGTTTAATCAGAAGCTGATAAGGGACTTCTCGGGTGGCAAGGGGTTCAAGACAGTTGACTGGGCTAAAACTGACTTCATTACTAAGAGTGGCATAAGAGTAGTCGCTAAAGGTGCAGGGCAGTCGCTTCGTGGTCTGATCCATAAGGACACTCGTCCAGACTGTATCATCCTGGACGACATTGAGACCAACGAGACGGCTGGTGAGAACAGTGTACTTAACTTCATCTTAACCGATGTGTTTAAGGCGGTTAATAAGAGAGGTCTGTACGACATTTGCTACGTAGGTACGATAATCAAGGACATGGCTGTACTTCACCTGATGCTCATAAACGATGAGTTCGCCTCGGCCAAGTGGGAGGCGATCGATGACAACGATGAGATGATAGCTCCGATGTTACTCCCTAAAGCTGAGTATGAGCGAGAGAAGCGCATCGCTAATCAGTTAGGCAAGATGTCTACGTTCTACGCTGAGTATCATAACAACCCGATGGTTGCAGATGATGAGGCTACGTTCAAACAGGAGAACTTTCAGTATTTTGATGCCAGTAAGCTTGACTTGAAGCAGATGCACGTCTACATCGCTTATGACCCAGCGCTACCCAACCGTGTAGGCAAGCGGCAAAGGGCTGATAGAACCGCTCTGGTCGTGTTGGCGACCAGTTCAAACGAGGACTGGTACGTGGTTAAAGTTATTGCAAACAGAGATACACCATCAAACAACAGAAGATTGTTGTATAATCTGGTAAAGAAGTATAACCCACGTAAAGTTTGGATGGAGACGATTGCAGCACAAAGAGCGATGTACCTTGAGATTCGTGAAGATATGAAGAGGGAGGCCATTAAGTTTCCCTTTGAAGAGATTTCATCCCACGCAGGTACAAAAGAGGCTAGAATTGAACAACTACAACCACTTTATGAGTCAGGTAGGGTATTTCATAACAAAAGTGATAAAGAGCAAGTTGAGTTAGAGAGGGAGTTGTTGCTGTTTGGTAGGACATCCCATGACGATAGGAGCGATAGTCTAAGTTTTTTCCTAAATAGGGTAAAATACCCTAGGGAAGTAGCAAAAGTCTCAGGAAGAACGCGTGATTTTTATGAAAACGCATTTAATAAGCACTCTAAAGCTAGTTGGAAAATTATTTAAGGTTAAATATGGAAGACATCAAAATAAGTAAGTTAACAGGTGATAAACTTTTAGAGCAGGTCACAAGCTGGTTCGCTGATTCAGTTAGTTGGGATGACGAATGGCGAGATGACGCTAAAACTTGGTACGACTACTACCACGGTAGACACTGGACATCCGAAGAGATTGAGCAGTTGCAAGATAGAGGCCAAGCGGTAACTACTTATAACCACATTAAACCGTCTATTGACTCTGTTATCGGTGCAGAGCGTCAAAACCGACCTAAAGTTACAATGGCAGGTCGCACACTTGACGATGAGAAGTTAGCTCAAGCTAAAACACAACTATATAACTATATTACATACAACTCTAAAACAGACGATGAGCTTGATCGCATGATCAAGGACGCGTTTGTTACTGGTAGAGGTTGGATGTACGCTTACGCAGATACCTCTTCTGATGACATTGACCTAATGCACTCGTTTATTGACTATCGAGATATGTTCTCAGATGGTTACTCTAAACGAGATGACCTTGGGGACGCACGATACGTTCACTACGCTGTATATACAGATGAGAATATGGTTAAAGCCCAGTTCCCTAAGTTTAAAGCAGAGCTTGGTAACGTAGAAACATCAGCATCAGGTGTTATCAGTTTTGAGTCAAGCTCAGATGATGAGATTTGGTACGCAGGTGGTGACAAAACGCGCCCTAGACTAATTAACACTTGGTACAGAGATGAGGACGGTAACGTCAGCACTGTTATTTGGGTGAAGGGTCAGGTTTTATACGAGCAGAAGAGCCCGTATAAGATGAACCGCTTCCCATTTGTTCAGTACACTGTTTCAAGAGACCTTGATAACAGACCATACGGCCTTGTTAAGCAGATGGTGTCAGCTCAAGATGAGGTTAATAAACGTCATTCTAAAGCACTTCACTATCTTAACGCTAAACAGGTTATGGCAGAAGAGGACGCGTTTGTTGACTGGAACGATGCAAAGAAAACATTAGCTAAACCTGATGGCATCACTAAGTTAAACGATGGCGCACTATCTAACGGTAAAGTTCAGATTATTGACAATACAGCGTTAGCAAGCACTCACATTCAGATGATGCAGATCGCTAAAGATAACATTCTCTATTCAGCAGGTCTTAACCCATCGTTCGTGGGTCAAGCGTCTCAGTATGAGTCAGCTAAGAAAGCTAATCTGTCTATCGCTCAAGCGCAGAACTCAATCGTTCCTGTACTTAACAAGTTACGTATCGCTAGATTTGATCTGGCTGAGATTACTATGAAGCTTGTTCCAGAGTTCTATGGTGAACAGCGCATCGTTCGTATTACTCAACCTGATGGCAAGTATGCGTTTATGCCGTTGAACCAAGTTAACTTACTTGATGACGGCACTCTAGCTAAACTTAACGATATGACCAACGATGACGTTGATGTTATTATTGAGGACGCACCAAGAGGTCTTAACGAGCGTGAAGAGCAGTTCGCTCAGCTTATGCAGATACAAGGCCAAACATCTCGTCCGATTCCGATGGAGGTGTTACTACGCTACAGTTCGATCAAGGACAAGCATCAGTTAGCAGAGGACTTGAAGCAGTATTACGCGATGGAGTCTCAACTACAACAAGCTCAACAACAGATGGAGCAGATGTCTCAACAGATTCAACAACTTGGCGGTCAGGTACAACAGAAGGACAGTCAGATTGTGCAGATTCAAACAGCGAGAGCTGTAGACAATGAGGTGTCTAAAGTTAAGGACAAGATGGGTGGGCTTATTTAATAATCCTACTCACCACCGTAAAATATACTCTAGCTGGAGTTTAAACGTAGCAAACACCGCACTATATTTATATGGTATAGTGTATTTAGTAATAAAAAGAAAAAGGATGCGTTATGGCTACCCAAGAAGATAAGAGTCCAGTGGCTTCGTTAATGGAAGACCTAGGGATTGGCTCTGATGATTCTACCCCAGTAATGGAAGATGATTCAAATAACCCTGAAGAAATCGATTCTGATACGCTTACCCCTAATAAGGATGGCAAAGTAACAGAAGAGGCTGAAGAAACAGATACAGTTAAGGCTGACACAGAACCCTCAGATGACGAAACAACAGCTTTGAAGGCTGAACTTGAAAAAGCGAATAAACGTATTAGTGATAAAGACAAATACATTAATGAGCTTCGACAGGCTAAGCCCGAAAAAGAAGAAAAAATGGTTGGAGATGATGAGACATCGTCTGGAGATGACTTTTGGGAAGACCCTGAAGGAAATTACAAGACATTGTTAAGTCAACTTCAAATGGCAAATTTAAGGATCGATGAAAACGCGTACGCTATGAAGAACGCGGACTACTTCGATGTTGTAAATGCGGAATCGATTCAAGGTGCGTTTGAAACAAACCCTGAGTTTATGGAAGAGTTTAATACAAGCTCTCGCCCGTATGAAGCAGCATATATATTCTTAAAAGCCAATTTAGAAACTAAAGAATTGAATGACAAGCAACAGAAGGATCAGCTTGAGAGTGAGATTAGAGATAAGGTATTATCTGAATTAGGGATCGATAAAGATACCCCGAAAAAGCAAATACCGCCTAATATGCGCTCACTTGGAAGCACGTCAACTACTAAGAAAGGTGGTTCGGATGATGGTTTTACTTCAGTTTTTGGTGGAATGTAGTTTTTTTAATTAATATGAGGTAATAAAAATGGCAAGCACAAGCATTGCAACAACCCACGGTTTAACTGTGGAACAATGGAACGCCGATCTGTTCAGACTCTATCAAGAGCAAACTTTCTTCGGTAAATTTAAAGGTGTTGGCGGTAAGTCAATCGTAGCTGTAAAACGTGATCTAACTAAGAAAGCGGGTGATGCAGTTACTTTTGGTTACTCTAACACTATTCGTGGTACAGCAGGTGTATCTGGTAACACTCCGCTTGAGGGCGAAGCATCAGGTACTTACACTGTAAACAACGAAGCGATGAGTTACAACTATCAACGTGTAGTTATCGATCAACTACGTCAATCAATTAAGATTGCTGGTTTGATGGATGAGAAACGCCTTGCTTTTAGCATGCGTAATGACGCTAAGTCACAGTTAACTGATTGGTTAGCTTACAATGAAGACCAAGCTGTTTTCACTGCGATTAAGACTTGTGATACAGTATTAACTACTGTTATCACTGGTACTGGTGTGACTTATGATGCGATTGTTGACATGAAGAAGGAAGCTATGTTTCCAACTGCTAACAACATTGCAGCTAGTAAGACAACTCGTAAGATTGAGCCTGTTAAGGTTCAGGGCGGCGAAGAGTTTTTCGTACTAGTAGTTAACCCTTCTGATGCAGCAGCGTTCCGTAAGTCTTCTGACTTTAAAACGTTCAATCAGTACGCAGCTAATAGAGGTATGGACAACCCTATCTTTACAGGTTCGTTAGGTGTATTTAACGGTGTTATTGTTCACGAGCATAGCTCAATAGCAGTAGGCGCTCCAGTTCTTATGGGTGCTAACGCTATTCTTCTTGGTTACGGCCAAGAGATTATGTATGGTGAAGATACGTTTGATTATGACAACCAAACAGGTTTTATGATCGGTTCTGTTCGTGGTGTAGCATTAGCTAAACACGATGGTACTGACGATAACTCTGCTGGTTCGTCTTACGGCGCTATCAAGTTCAACATCGCTACTTAAAACTAGCTAAAATGATGTCAGGGTTTCGGCTCTGGCATCATCATATAAGGATATACAATGACACTTAGAGAACTAATTGCCAAGGTAAGGGACAAACTTCAAGACGCTGATGCGATATACTGGAGTGACTCTGAATTTATTGATTTATACAATGAATGTAAGAGATACTTAGCTTCCGAGCGTAAAGAGAACCCTACAACCACAAGTGTATCTTTATCTGATGGTGTTTACGAGTACAATATAGACGGTGTACTCAGATATATTTCAGCAAAAGATAATGAGAAAAAGAACAGAGAACTTTACCCTGACGATGGTAACGGGGACAACGATGCTGATGGTATCGTTATTATGGATTATGATACTATCTATGTTAATACCCCTGTTACTGGTAAAACGATTACACTCAAACATATCGCATTTCCTGCGGACGATAACTTAAACGATCCAGTTAGAAGTGGTGATGAGGAGTCATACACATACTTCCTTTTAAGTAAGGCGTATGAGAAAGACACAGATATGGAGCAATTCCAAAAAGCTCAATACTTTTGGTCTATGTTTACAGGTGCTATGAAATTTATAAAAAAGAATAGCAGCCTTAACTACCTAGATAAAA